CGTTTATAACCTAAAAGGGAACACTCAAACATATAGGGTTAATGCCGACGGTAGTTCGGATATGAAACGTAATTCTCCACCAAAGGAGTATAATCCGAACTCTTTGTTCTTTTTTAAGAGCTTGTTTGGGTATACGATAAAATACCGAGTAGAGTAATCTACCCGGTATTTTATTTTTTATTAGGCAATATCCAATTACACTCTCTTAAGATACTTACCCGCGCACATCCAGTTGCCGCTTTCCAACTGACACCAATTGCCCTGTCGAGCGACAACGTAGAAGATTTCGCCCCTTGAGTACTGACCGACTCGGCGATTCCTTACTGACGGTCCTTTTCTGACATATAACATTTTGCAAGTCATTGTGTAGGCTGTACCTCTGTGTGACGGAGCAGGTGACGCAGACACATTGTTCACATATGTACCCTTGGCGTTCTGAACGCCGCAAAACTCGGCAGGATTGATACGGGTAACCGTGCCCTGACCGGTGCGAACTTCGTAATGAGTGTGTGCGCCAAAGCTGTTGCCGGTGTTACCCATTATGCCGACAACATCCCCCGCGGATACCCTCTGACCCTTATGCATATAGATAGACGCAAGATGCGCATAGAAGTGCCTCTTGCCGGTTGAATCGGTTATAACAACAAGGTTGCCATAGCTCTGTGTGCCTGTTTTGGTTTTGCCGTCCCAGACGGAAACCATTGATACTGTGCCGCCCTCTACCGCGTGGACGGTTCTATCATCTCCGACTATGTCTATACCGCCGTGTCCCTTTTTGGTATTGACGTTATAGGTGTACGGCTGCGTTACGCGGTTGCGCCCTGAGAAAAGCATTCCTGCCACATATCCGCCTGTTTCTTCATTCTGTCTTACATCATCTTCCGTGCCATATGTAAGCGCTCTCTTCGAGTCCGACAAACCCTCTGTTGTCGGATCGACAAGAATGCCGAGAGCAGACAACAGATTGACGACAAGCATTAAGCCGCTTGTCAATGTGTCCTCGCTCACTTTTGGCACGATTTCAAACATTCCGAGGATTTGATAAATTGTCGCCAAAACAAGTGTAATCAGCGACACCACGAATGTTTTGTTCTTAAGCCTCTGCTTTAAATTGATTTTCATAATTTTATGCTCCTTTGTGATATTTTTCTAAATCGTCTATACGATGATTTATGATTTTTATGTCGCGCTCGATTACGGGTATACGCTGCGCAAAGTCGTTGTGCATCCTTACTTCGCGTGTAAGCTCTTCAAGCTTTGTGTCCGTCACAGCCTGATTACGCTCAAGCTGTGCGGTCATTCTGCGTGATGTGCTTATTGACGTAATAATAACGCCTAAGAGGGCAAGTCCGCCCGATATAAGCGCGACAGCTACAGCCTCACTCATTTACTGCCTCGCTTTCTAAAATATTTTTAACAAATTGAGCAATCCTGAATATTCCTCCGCAGTTAAAACCTTCTTCGCAAGAATATCTAATGATTCTATCGGAATAGCGGATTTACCTTCTTTGTATAGCTTGAATTGGAGTATTATGAACTCTTTCATAATTGATTGTCCTCCTTAATAGAAAGCAGCATCAAATCTGCAACTGCACTTTCAAGGGCTTCAAGTCTTTGAGAATCTGTTACTTGATTCTGGAGTAATTCTCTTTGCTTTTCGAGTTTATTATTGAAATCTTGAATGAGCTTCATTGCCGCTTCATATTCGACCTTGTTATCTTTCTTGCTTATCTTCATTATTCTATTTCCCCTTCTACTGTGATTGAGAATCCTGTAAGCGTTGCATCTCCTGTTGAAATCAATAATTGTGTGTTTTTGTTGTTAACTTCATTTTTTTTGAATAATAACTTTTTATCTGTACTCTGCAGCTGTGAGTACAACTGAATTGGATATGTAGCTTTAATGCCTGAGAGGTCAAATGAGTTTGTAAATGTAACAGAATTTATCGGTTCCCAACAAACTCCAGTTGAAGTACCTTCCGCATTGTATGAACGTCGGTCATCTGCTACTGTTATCATAATATCATCCTGAAGTAAGCCTTCATATCTTGGATGTTTTACTTGGGCAGATTCATTTTCTGTAGTTTCATCGATGATGCAAGCAGGGTCATTTACGGAAACAACGATCAGCCCTATACCGTCTCCACGCCCTATAACCTCTTTTGCCACTAAAGAATTATCTGATTTGTTAAATACAGTTTGAGTACCACATCCTATAGTCTTATAATTGTTTCCGGTAATTGGGTTATCATCGGCGGAAATTATAAAACCAGTGCCCCACGTACCATTACCTGAATAAATTGGATTTGGTGAATTCTTTATGTCCATATTGACAGCTCTTGCAGACATTTTCATTCTTAAATTTTTAGTGTTGTTGGGGATAATACAACTAATCAACTCGTCATCAGAATAAGGTTTTCCAAATATCGCTGTATTAGTTGTGGTATCTACAGATATACAATGAATTAACTTATAGTTGTCGCTTGAAGTCCAAGCATTGTTACGATTAAATTCTAATGTGTCGTCAACAAATATGTCCGCACCATATGTCAATTTAAATTTTGTTTCGGCAGTATCGGTATATTTAATAAAGTAAAAAGTATCTGCTTTGAGTTTATTTACATTGCCTGTTATAATCGTAGGTTGGGTATCGAAAGGCATTGCAGACGTGTGATATTCCCATTTCCACTTTTTATTGTTTATATAATTGTTTATATAATTGTCCCAGTTTATATACTTATTAGGAATTTGGTTTACGTGGTCTACCATATTCTTGAAATTTTTAAATTTAACTTGAGCTGCATATTTTTCATTTCCACCGTATTCCGGTCCAATTACAAAGCAAGCATTTGGAGTATTATGAATAATGCCGGTACTTTGCTCTATATCAGTTATCTCTAATGTAATGCCAAATATAATACCAACATTTTCTGCATCTTCTCCCATTCCCATTAACTCATTAGGAACATCCGCATCTACCGTTGTATATTCATCTTCAAACATTTCTCTTATATTTACAGATTTAAAGAATATATTAGTACCCGAGCTTTGAAGCTCCCAATTGTCATAAACTTCGTAGTCTAACTCTTGTCCGTCTGTAAATTGAGATAAATCAGCATCAGGCATTGGAATAGAAACATAGAATCCTTCGCCTGTTGCCTCATTCGTAATTGGAACTGTAAATTCCCATACATCAGATTCAATCTTTTCGCTATAGAACGGTCGGTTCTTCACATAGGACGGATTTGCGGTATCATTCACATTCCAATCTGATTGAGTCTCTCTTAACTCTTTAAGCTTTTTGAGTTCTTCTGTGATAACCTTATTTTGTAATGGATTATCCGATTTGTCTGATAACTCGGTATCTACTGTTACTTTGAGACTATCTGCATATTGCTTGGCCGCAAGAGCAGTAGGATAACCTTCATCGTGGTCAGTTACTTCGTTAAGACTTTTTATCCTGTTTTTTTTAAGCTCAATTTCATTTGCTGTCGCTTCAAGTTTTATAGCCATTCTATTCTATCATCTCCTTATTTAATGAATGCTGAGCTTTCGCGGATTTCAACCTGTGCGGTGTTGTTATATCCGAAGCTTATTTCCATCTTGGTTATAATACCGGTTATCTGACCGTCATAAGCTGTTGTTATGGTAACCATATCTCCGGCTTGGAGATTTTTAAGATTATCTTTTAGAATTATTGTCGCAGTTACAATCCCTGTACTTTGAATGTACTTTTGAATGTCAGATACCTTTTGAGTTACAATCAGGTTAGCACTGTCAATGGAGTCTCCGGATAGTGTTGAAGAATTATATGTCCCGGCTTTAATAAGCACAAAGATGAAGCTATGGGTTGAATCGAGGCCAAATTCTTTGGCTGTCTTTGCTTCAAAATTCCTTATTCCCACGCATGCGAACTTGTTATATTCTTGACTACGCTCTGTTAAGGTTGTGTGAGTGCCGGGAGAGAGTATTTCTGTAGTTTCGGTTAAGTTCTGGCTGCCGAATACAGATATGTTTGATGTTGCTTCTTGCGATTGATACTCAAAATAGTTAGCTTTCCACTTTACGTTCTTATATTTATCGTTGTTAATATCCACCCAAGCAGGGGGAGAGCCATAATATATCTTGCGTAGTGTTGAAGTGGAAGGAAGAGTTATGGTCCAAAGCCCATTGCTTGTGCCCCAATCTATATTCTCTACAGGGTGCGTCCAATAGGCTTTCGTTATTATATCCTGTTTCTGGTAGATCGCGTTACCGATAACGTAATCAGAGGGAATCGTAACCGTTACAGCGCTCGGAATGCTCCGCAGATATATATCATCTCTTCGTGCGGTGCATACCCACTTGCAGATAGACCAAGCAAATTCGCAAAGAAAGAAACGGAGAGATTGAACTGGCACAAGTCCTAACACGCCATAATTCGGTTCGGCCTTTTCATTTTCCAGTTGAATATCCAATTTTGCTTTGGTTTTTAGCTCGTTTTTCAAAGAAGACCAAGTGGTAAAAGGACCGTTAAGAAAAGAGATGTCACAATCATCGAAAGAACACTTATCAAGGATTCCGATGGCATTAACGCATTCAAGGGTGTATACCTTTTCAGCTCCGGAATAATTCTGGCTGATTTTGTCAACCTTGTCAGTCCAAAATGTTCCGAAATATTCATCATTCGAATACACGCTTAATTTACTTCCAGGAGCAAGGTCTTGCTGACTCACTACTGAAAAATCGAATTCGTTGATAGGTAAATCATCGCCGAGAATGTTCGTCTCCTCGATTAAGTCTGCAGATAATATTTTTTCAAATTGAATGAGCTCTCCGCCGACTATAACAGAAACAAGTTGAACGTCTTGCGGTGTGCCGTTCCAAGTGAATTGGAGCCATATTTTTTTTGCCGAAGCGGCGGTTTTAGGTATCAATTTAATAATAGGGGACTGTATCACAAGACTTGTCGAAGATTGCCACCCATCGTCATCTTTATACATTTGAACACAAGAAGAGTCTTGATTGTCGAACTTAGGAGTTATGGTTACATTTTCATATGACGAAAAGATGAAAAAAATTCCGTGGCTGATGTCCCATCCGTTTTTTGTGCCATTAGGAGCTATTGTATTGGCATTAGGATGTTCTAAACGAAGAGTCACACCATCGCTTTGTGTTATATGTGCCTTGAATCCGGTAAAATCGGCATTCGGCAGACTTGTCTTATTAAAGGCTGAGACGGCATCGCTTACGGTACATTGGTATTGACTCCGACCAGTTACACCAAATCCAATTCTTTTTAGTTCTGACGACCCGGTTGAATATCTAATGTTAACCATTTGACACCCCCGTTATTGTGTTTGGCGAGGTTGCCAATCTTTGCGGTCTCATTGATGTAAAGGTTACAGAATAAGTCTTATCCCATTCGTTATGTCCTCTCTCGGAAGTGATGAGCTTACTTTTTACGGATGAAATATAAAACTCATTTGAGATTGTGCCATTGCCAAAAGGAACTGTTATGGTATGGTTGTTAATCGGGTTTGTCAATACGATAAATAGCGCTTCCCACTCTGCATCGGAACAGCCTTTGTCTCTTCGCAAGTCGCCGTCATAGTTATAAAAGGTACCGACATAATCTAAGTACATTGCTTTTGTATTCTGTAATCTTCCCGAAGCATCTCCGTTTATAATTTCCGCGTTGCGTTTGAGCGTGCTTTCAATCCAATTAGCTTTATAGTTAACACCGTCTATTGTTATCATGTATTGCCTCCGACCCATAATGTACTTCTGTTTTGCTCTCTTTTGATTTCGGGATTCATAAGTCTAACAAGCTGCGCCATTGTTCCTGTGAAATTAACAGTGATATTACTATTACTTTCTTCTCGAACAATCTGTCGTATAAGGTCTTCAGGCGCTTCAAGGTTTGTTTTGCCCTTCGGCTGGTCTCCGAGTACAGCGGGGAAGGGCTTTCCGCCCGGAATAACGGCTCCGCTCGCGAGAAATGATACATGCGGAATATGTGGGATACCGTAATTAGAAGTATCAATGCCCGCCCAGCTGAAAAAAGACTGGGCCCAGGGCTTATTAAACAACCCTTGTAGCATGCCGTTGGCCTTATCTATAAGTCCGTTGAGCGCGTCAATGACTCTGTTTACAACGCTGACTATCATATCCTTATTTCCGGTCTTAATGCCCGTCCAAAGGTCGCTCACAATATTCAGGATATTCTCTTTTATTTTTTTGACTTTCTCGACAAGAGTGTTCCAGTCATAAGTTGCCCCGGTACACATCTGGGAAATACCGTTAAGAATCAAAGCAAGACCTATAGGAATTCCCACGCCGGTCGAGCATAGGATAACACCCAATACAACCATGCCTAAGCCTGCGAATACTCCAATGATTTTGGCAAAAACATCTTTTACCCCTTGTCCGATTTTGGTCCAGTCAAGCGTGGCGGCAGCAATGCCAAGAACAGATATTCCCGCAACTATCGCTCCTATGCCAAGAGGAATAACTCCGCAGCACAATAATATGATTCCTATTACGAGCAACGCAGCCCCGGCAATACCGAGTATGGTTTGTATCGTCTTTTTAGTTTCGTCACTCATCTTATCCCAATTCGGAATGACATCACGGACAAGAATAACCGCGCCTGCCGCTATTAAAGCAAGCCCGAGAGAAATGTTGACACCCGAAAACGCAAGAATACAACCAAGGGCGAGGAGTGCTCCTGCGGCGATTGCCTCTATTTTGAGCAGCTCATCTTCTGTCCAAGAAGCAGCGTCAAATTGATTATAATCCGGCGTAACATTACTTGTAGTTGTATCCTTTTCGGAATTTATTTGTTGTAATGTATCCCATGACGCCAGTGTTTTTTTTGCTTCCTTGCTTGCCTTTTGAGATTGCTTCGCAAATTTTGCCATCTCATTAACATTTTTATGCATAACCCTTGCAAGCACATTGGCGATAAGTTGTGTTATAATTGTTACCTTTTGCAAAATCCATTCAATAACAGGCTTTGCGGTTTGAAATAATGTTTCGCCTATTACAGCAAGGTTTCCCTTTATCTTTGCCAGATATTTGCTTAGGGCATTGTCTTTAAGTATCTTATCTGCAACTATTGAGCGCAGTGCGGTTAAAGCTTTGGTTATAACGGAAAAAATAAGAGCACTCTTGGCAAGTCCGGATATACGCTTTGCCATTTTTGTAAAAGCATTATCCGTCTTTTTTGTATGGTCGGCGGTCTTTTTTGAATTAGACACTATTTTTTCTCCGACCTCAGCGGTTTTATCTTTTTGTTCTTGAAGTTTAAGATTTTGTTTGTCGAGTGTAGTTGTAAGATTCAACTCGTTGTCATATGCTTTTTTTCGAGCTTCATCAAGAGTCTTAAGCTCATTTTCTTGAGCCGCAAGCTGAGATTCAACAGATGTTTTTCCTCCCCACGAAATAAGTTGGTCGGGAGTCGCCTTACCGTTATTTATGAGGGACAGCTTCCTTTCAGTTTCTTTCGCTATGCGAAGTTGCTCCTTGCGGGCGTTGTTGATTTCAATTTGCTTTTGTTTTTCGGCTTCAATTTGTCCGTTTATCCGTTCAGTCTCTTTTCTTATAAGCTCTTCTTTGGACTTGCTTTCTTCCCATAATCGATTGAGTTTCCTTTGCTTCGCTTCCGCCTCGGATATATCCCAATCAACATCAAGAATTAAATCAGCCATTTTTATTATCACCCCACAATACAGCTTCAAGCTCAGTATCCCTTTCGTTATCGAGGTCGATATCTGTCTTATTTGCCTTGTAAAATTCTTTGTCCGCTGCATCAAGCGGCTTGCCTCTTGCGATTTTATCTCGAATTTCTATAATATATGATATCTGACATTGTCCTCGCTCAGCGAAGTACCCAAGGAAAGTCCACCAATGCAGGTATGGAAGCTCTCTGACATCTTCTACCGTTTTTACACGGCGATTTACCGCCGACACCACATAGTTATAATCTTTAGCCCAATCTAACAGCTTGGATGGTGCTTTTTCTTTCTCAGAATATTCTTTTCCCCAATCTATAAACCATATAGCCTTTTTAACCGCTTCCTCAAGGTCGCCGAGCTCGCTTATATCATCTTCATAAAAATTTGTTAAGAGAACAAAGTTTTTCTCTCGTGGAGATAGTTCGGGGTCGTTAAGTGCTGACATTATCGATATAATATCCCTGAAATCGCTGTTAATCGAGCGATTGACGCCATTAACTTCTAATTCTTTAGGAAGGTCAAAAACCATTGTTATTTACCTTTCTTTGAATATTTTCCCTTTTGAGCCGTGTATTTTGCAACCTTATTCTTGAGCTTATCGACTCGGACATTGTATTCCGCTTCGATAACCGGAGACAAGGCGATTAGAAAGTCCTCAAAATAATAATTGCCGCTCTTCTTTGAAACCGAACAACAATTTGCCTCACCGAATGCGGCCTTGCATATATCGTAAAAATCGGGTTCGTTTTCGCTACAAGTGTTAAACGCTGCATTTATGATTTTACGGACATCTATATCCGTTTGCTTAAGCAAGGCCACATCGTCTTCAACGTTGCCTGTTTTTACCTTGTCTATATCTTCAAGTGTTTTCACACCGAATTTGTTGTTCATTTTGGTAAAATATGAGTTGAGGGAGTCCATAGCAGCCGATAAACGAACGGGAAGATTTATGTCGCCCGTATCTATAAGAATTGTTCGGTCGCTCTTACCGAGTCGATATTCGACCCTGTTGTCGGATATATCAAAATTTATTACATTTGCCATTTTACTACTCCTAATTCGGCAAGGATGGTGTTGTACCGTCCTTGCCGAAAGTATTTGGATTTATGCTGTAGGTACATTTTCCTTGAACTCAGGCTTGCTCAAACTCGATACGGTACCGAATTTTCCTCTTGAAATACCTGAGAAAGTGACATCTGCCATTGTATAGCTCTGTCCGCCCATATTATCAAGCTTGAGGCGAACCCCGGATACGTTTCTTGCGAAGAACTCGCCGCTTTCGTTAACCAGCCAAGCGCTAACCATAAGAAGTTCATAGTCTTCAAGCTCGCTTTCGAGCCCCGCAAGAGTATACATCCACGCTGTATCGAGGAATGGCGAAGCGGAAGGATTATTGTGATACTCGCTCATCGAAATCTGCTCGTCTTTTGAAATAATGTCGTTATAGACTTGACCGAGAACATCTCTTACAGAGTTTTCGTTATAGTTGTTTTCAATAGCAGCGCTTTCTTGCTTGTAGCCGAGCGGAATAAAATCGCCCGTATTACCTTTTCTACCGAAGATAATAAACAATTCACGCTTGACATCTCCCGTTCCGCTATGCGTGAAAGTATCGAGAAATGTTTTTAACTGTGTATCAGTCATTTAAGACTCTCCCTTCGTATATATTTTTTTAGATTGTCAACCAACTCTTGACCGTGAAGTTCGGCGGCGACCTGCGCCCATCTTGCTTGCGCCAAGGGGTGTTGGTCTTTGGTGAAATTAAATCCGTCTCCGTAATACATATTAGAAGCATACGGAGCCTTAAAGTGTATATTTTGGTCAATATTTTCAAGCCCTGTCTCCATAGCGGTTTCGGGCGAGTGTTGTATTTCTATATCCATTGTACTGGCAAGTGTACCCGTAACGAATGGAATATATGGAAACATTTTTCTGTACCATTCTATTAAAAAATAACGCTTTACATCGGGCGAGGTCGCCTTTTTCAAAGCTTTTTCCATATAGAACGAAACATCTTGATTAACTGCCATAATCAAGCACCTCACATATTATAGGAAGCGAGTATCGTGCAATTGCCGGAGTTGCAGTATTATCAACGCTCGGTGTGCTTGGAGATGAGTATTCCGTATAAACATCTTGAACAATGCAATTTGTGCCGAAATCGGGGTAATTGCCGTTTTTGCGCTGCTCGGCAATCCAATCGATGAGTTGTCTTGTCTCAAGGAGATTTGCGACATTTTCGTTCTTGTCAACCATTGTCTTTACAAGCTGGTTAAAAGATATACTTTTATAGTCAAACACAGTAAAGACAACACGGTGCAAAACAGAGCCGTCAATGTAGCATTTATCCTGTGAGCGGGAGATTTGCTGCGTTACAATCTCGATGTTGTCTTTTTGTGCTTGCAGAGCGTTTGCAAAAACTTTGTTTTTGCGGACATAGGGACATGTCAAAAGCCATTTGATAAACGGTGTGATATAATCCATGTCATTCTCCTTTGATAAAATAATGAGCGTTGGGTAGGTCCGTATTATCGTTAACTGACACAATCGTTGCAATTCCTTGTTTATATTGTGCCAAGAAGTCATTAAGGCGATGTCCGTCTTCGAGTTCGTTAATCTCAAATGATACATCGCCTTTGATAACAATATCACCCGTTTGAAGTGTGAATTTATCTGCTTTGTTAGTCAATTCCTGCCACTGGATAGGGGAGATATAATCACTTGACTGAGGTATTCTGATTATGTGATTGTTGCTCTGTAATGTAACATTTGAAACAGTAACTTTATTATTTGTTTCTTTCCAGAAGCAGTTGTTAAGGACTCGCCTGTAATAGTGTAGCAGTCCGTCACTATTTTCGCATTTGTTGTAAATTGTAACCGTTTTATTCCAATAATTAGGCATTTTTAACCACCTTCAAACGGTCATAATCTTCGCTTTCACTCGCGGCCTTAACCATAAGATAATCGTAACCATCTTCGCTTTCCGGCTCATACTCGCAGATTCCATCGACACCTTGATAGAGGATGTCCGTAGAAGCGAAATAGCGATAGATAATATCGTATTCCGCTTCGGTTGCCTCTTGTGTGCTTTGGTATGTGACAGAATATCCATCGTTTGAGACGCTTTTTAGTCCTGCGTTTTGCTCCTTTTCGCTTTCGCAGTCAATTAAATCAAACATACACCTTCTTACACGGTTGTCGGGAACCTTGATTCTTCCATAAGTGTAAGAGTTAAGAGTTTGTTCCGCCCTATAAGAGAGGCGGTTGAAATCTGTTTCAGCGAGCGTACCGCTCATAGCTTTATACTCTTCAAATGTCAAAAACATTATTCAACCGCCACCTTTCTTAAGCTGCTGCGTGCTTGCGAACGAGGACTGCATCGGCATTTGTTACCGTGTAACCTGTGTTCATTTCGCCCTGTGCCTTTGAGCCGACAAAGTTTTCGCTGTCAACAAGACGGAAGGCCTCAAGGTTTGAAACGATTGAGAGCGCTTCAAAGTTATACATGATGAAATCAACCTTATCAAATGCAACGGTCTTAAGAGTACCGGCTTTGTCGTAATATTTTGCGCTGGCTGCCGATAAACCGTTATCCTCGATGATATTAAAACCGAGGTATCTGCCGATAGCGCCGGTAGCCGCAACATTGTCGTTAAGAACGGGCGTAAATTTATCGCCTGCAGCTTCAAGCAGCGCTGCATAATATGCAGGGGAGCAAAGTACTGTATTGGCTTTTGCCTTCTTTTCGGAAAGTTCTTTGCGAGCGGCTATAAGGGCAGCGACCGCATTTGACTTTGTTATCGCTGTAGTTGCGGCAGAAGCGGTGCCTTCCTGAACAAGACAAGCATTACCGGACTGCCCCCAGCCTTCGCCTATATCGTTCATAACTCCTGCAAGTTGTTCATTTGCAACAGCAAATGAAACAGCATTAGACTGTACGCCGTATATTTTTCGTGACTTCTGGAAGTTGTTGTTCAGAAGTATCGGTATAAGCGTATCTTGGCTTGCTTCGTCCGTGAAGTCTCTGCCGGGTGTGCCGGGTTCTGCTGCCGAACCTGTAAGTTTGTGAACATAGATTGCTCCGGCAGGACCTTCTTCGTATTTATCGGTGAATGTTACACCGGGTACGAAAACTCTGTCATAATAAAGATTAGGCTCAACGATTGAGGAATACCTTTCGTCAACATTGAGTGAACCGTAAATAATACTCATTGTAAGTAATTCTCCTTTTTAATTATTTCTTGAAAAACGGGTTGTTCTTGTAATACTCGGCAAGGTAAGCTTCATCGCTCGTTTGATGATGTGAGTTACCTGCGGACGGATTCTTGAACCTTTCGTTTTTCGGTGTGAAAATGTTTTTGTCTTTGGTAATGTTCTCATATATTTCTCCATCGCTCTTACTTGCATTGCTTTGGTCTGCAACAGCTTTCTGGAATTCAGAGAACATCCAGCTTTCTGTTCCTTCGTTGAGGTAAGTACGGTCTCCTTTCAGCGCGTCAAAGCGAGTTTTAAGCTGTTGAGTTTTCTTCGCCTTATCTTCGGCATCTTTTCTGTCCTGGTCGGCTTTCTCGTAATCTTTGATTCGCTGATTAAGGGCGTCAACATCGGTTGTTTTGCTCTTTAAATCTGTAATGGTTGCGTTTGCAGTTGTGAGCTGGTCTGTGAGAGAGTTTACCTTTCTCTCGAACTCGGCTACAGCCTTGTAATTCTTACTGTGCTTCTGCCTTAAACCGTCTTTCTTCTCTTCCGGTACTTCGATACCTTCTTCTTTCAAGATATCAATTAAATCTTGCATAATAAACTCCTTTTAAACTGATGAGTCAGTTTTCTCATTTGATTAACGGGTTTTGTCCCGTGATTTTATATTTAACAGCTAAAAAGCTGAAAAACAGCATTAAAAAAGCACCTTGCCATAAGCGTGATGCTCAATAAAGTTGATTGACTTTTCTGCGAAAACGGCATATAATATAATTGGTTAGGGGAATTGATTAGCCTGGAAATTTAGCCCTTTACCCCGAGAACACGGACTTGGCCTGTGTTCTCATTTTTTATATCTAATTATCTTTATGACTTTATTTTCTTTTGCAATAAGAATGTCGAAACCGCTGATGTCGCTCCTTTTTGCTCGTGATTTAAGTTGTTTTTCAAGATCGGTTAGTTTTACCTCGTTTGAAATTTTAAGTATAACTCCGCCTGGGTTACTCTGAATTTGCGAAATCGCTTTTCTAAGACCATAGTCTCCACTATTGACCGAAGAAACATTCTTTAGTTCCCAAAAGCGTTCTCGCCAAATATAATCAGATGTCCTAACATTTTGTTTATCAATTTCTTTTTGAAGTGTAACATCGCCACCAAATTCTTTAACAAGCCATTCGGCTGTCTCAATCTCTTGTTGGTGGTGTGCTTTTTTATACCCTTCTTCCAAAATGACCTTACCGACACCGGGCTTGGCGGTATCGTAATACTCTTGCGTAACATCTGAAAAAGGATTGGATTTTAAGAGCTTAGGTTCTTTTGTAATGGACTTTTGGTACTTAGGTACATTCTCTCGAACATAATCTCTATGTATGCCTTTTTGTTTGCAGAATTCTCTGTAAACCCTCTGCTGAGCCGTTATTTTCTTTTGAACTTGCTTTGCACCCAATTCATCTCCCGATTCCAAGAGGGCGTTTTTCTGTTCCTTAAGCGTTCTCAAGCGTGTTTCCATCGCTCTCGCTTTTTGAGTGTCGTCATATTTGGCGGCACTTGTTTTTTTCATTTCTGCAAGCTGTTCGTCCGTGTATGCAGGCGAGCCTATATCAACGATAACGGGAATTGCGAAGTGCTTACAGTTCCATTCTGTAATCTTTCGAGGGAAGCCTTTGTATTTTCTGCCTTGAATATCTTTACAGTCCATTCCGCTTTGCATTTTTTCAAATTCTTTATTTGTAAATCGGTGCCCCTGCACATTGACATGGTCGGGTGCCGATATAGCGTGAGCTGTGAGTTCGACACCGTCAGCACCGAAGCTCTTGCCGTGATAATCCATTACGGCTTGATTGAGCTGCTTTGTGCCGTCTAATATGTTTTGCCTTACTGCGCTGTCAAGCCGTCTGTGGTATCCGCTCATGTACTCAATACAGCGCGTTCCTTTACCGAGAGACAACATTGCTCGCTTCATTGCGGTATGATAATCTATGCTTCCGCTCTGTACTTCATATATAGCTTGGTCGATTACTCTTATATAAGTTGAACGGATGTCCGAGTAAGTGCCGTCAGGCATTTGATAAAACAGCGATGTAGTGTTTGACAAATTGCGGATAGCTTCTTGCGTTTGTTTTATAACGGAAGTAAGGGCAGTTTGCAGATATGCATCTGTTATATAGGTCTTGGGCACAAGCCCTTTGGCCTCGTAATACATCTTAGCGAAGGAATCGTCCTCGGCTGCTACCTCGGTTAAAATACGCTCTATTTCCGCATCGCTTTTCTTCGTAAATCGAGCGATAACTCGTTCAATTTCGTTGATATCCGCTCCGGCATAGGCTAAGGCGTTTGTCAGCTTGTGTATATCGCTCTTTTTAACCTTGCCAATATAGTTAATTCGTGCTGCGATAATTGCTGTTGCTTCAAGCGACATTTGCTGCATTATCTCGGCAAGATAATCGGGCAATTGTTCAAGCCACTCTGAGCGCATCAAGTTATTCATTCATTGCCGCCTTTAGTTGCTTCTGCACTTCTTCATTTTGTTTCGCCTCAATATCCTCAACATATTCGGCTGCTTCTTCGGGTCTTAAGTTGAGCACCCACGCGGTCAAGTCTTCCGTCTTTATAGCATTGCGATCAAGCGACTGTATGAGCTGATTGAATTTCTCGCTCGTCTGCTCAATATAATCATACGACCAATCATGTTGTAACTCCCACTTGCCATCGGGCGTAACGGAATTCAGGTTCATTATTATATTGACGGCATTAAATAATTCTTTGTTGCCGTGTTCGATACGCCTGCGAAAACTCTTGACAAAAGCAAATGTTTTCTTAAGGCTGTTTTTAAGCTCTGTGGCTGTTGCAAAAGATGTTTCGGGCGATGTGAATATGCCTCTTGAAAATCCGCAACACAACTCAAGAATAGATAAGTTAAAATCATTAGCAGATTTGAATTCTTCTTCCCGGATAGAAGGGGAGTAATCGTAAATCTGTGAAGTTATACCGCCGTCAACACTGCCTCGAACATTGATAAATTCCTTTGCGGATGAAAGTTCGAGTTTGTCGTTTTTATCTCTTCTGAAAAGAGTTCTGTCCGCAAATATTTTGGACTCTTTGCGGTCAAACTCATCGTTGTACTGCTCATATTTCTTTTTGATGTTGTCTATGATTTCGGCGCACCCGAATGTAATCGGTACACCGTTTGCGGAATTATAATTATCACGGTTGATGGTAGGGCATTTATACCGCCCTAACAAAAGCTGATCCGCAACAATATATTCTTCGGTTGTGATATCTTTCCATATGGTGTTAGATATGTCCGTTTCCTCTGAGCCTTTAAATGCAAAGCGATTGATAACGACAACCTGTCTGTCTCCTTCCGTGCGCAACGATTGGCTTTCGAAAAGCCGGTAAACGGATGTTCTCGTTTCGTACTCATCAAGCTTGATGATAACACCCTTAAGCCGATAGCCTATTGAGGCCGTTATCAAGAAATCATCCGAGCCGATAACATTAAATCCGATATCGTCTCCGTCTGTATACGGTCTTATAAGGCAATCGCCTGTACCGAGGGACACTTCAGCCGCGACTGAAAGAATATTGTCAACGTAGTAAAACAGAAGCTCTTGAATTGCTTGTGCTCTTGCCGAGTCACCAATCACTTGTATGTCGCTATCGTCAACGGCTATGTTGGTAACAACATTAGCACCTATTGCGGTGGGATTTATCCCTTTGTCGCTATATTTGATTTTTAGATCCTTCTTTTTTTGCAGTTCGAGGCCAAGCCGATTTGCAATCTTAAGGATTATCCCTTCAATCATCGAATTCATCTTCTACATCATCCTCATTCATAACTTCGTCAATATATAAATCTTCTCGCCTTGTCTCCATTATTACACGGTTAAGACCGTAAATAAGAGCCATAATGCAGTCCTCGTTAAGTCTTGGATACTCGCTTGAGAATGTTCCGTCCTTGAGCTGTTCAAATTCAAGCGTTGTCAACTCTTTATAAAGGCGTGGGGTTCGTTCGGGGTCAACAACAATCTTGTTACATTGCCTCAGCCATTCCCAACAGTAATCACGGCCGTTGTTTGCACCCCAGCGTTTCTTGGCGCCTATAATATCAAATCCCCAATCTTGCATCTCCTTAATGTTGTCAGGCCGTGCAGAATCGGCAAGAATTTCGACATTTTTATATTTGTTTATTTTCCTGGCAAATGTACTGTTCTTGCACCTTCTCGAATATACCTCTTCAACAGGATATAAAATATCGGTGTCGCTGTCATAATATGCCTTAATAAAGACCTGCGGATGTTCATATCCGAAGTCTAATCCGTAATTAAAATACGGAAGTTCTTGGATGAATTCATCCGTAAGCTTCCGTGTTTCGACATTATCAAATATTACTCCGCCTGTTCCTGTAACTTCTCCGAGATAGTTGTTCTGATAATATCTTGGTTTATGCTTTTTGAACCATTCGGCACGCTCAAAAAAGCGTTTTCCAAGCCATTTTTGTGGGACATTGTAATAATAAGAGTGAGCTATATATGTGCTTGGGTCGTTGCGTTTCTCTTCAACATAAGCGTTCATAAAATTATTGGCGCTCTGCGGTGGGTTGAAAATCTTAACATCAAGAGCCGGTGTGTCAGAACGAAGGAAAGTGTCTTCAATGTTATCCATCTGCGCAACTCCTGCCATTTCGTCCGCTTCTTCGTGCAGAAGCATTTTAACATAGCCGAAAGTTACATTGTATGATTTCAAGCTTATAGGCTTGTCTGCACCTACAAACAGCACTTGCTGTCCGGTCTTTTTATATACAGCTCGCATAGGCGAAGTGGTGAATTCCCAATCGTCAATTCTTCCGTGGCGGATTATCGTTTTCATAAACTGGTTATATACAGAGCCGCGCAGGTCGGTTTTGTATCTTCGGGTAAATACACAATGCGCCTGCTCGTCATTATAGATTGTTTCTTCGACAATCGCCGCCCAAAAGTTAGATTTGATTGAACCACGTCCACCTTTTGAGATAATTTCGTGAACATCCGATTCGCCGTTCCATACCTCGTGAATAAGTCGATAGACATTGACAAAGTCTGTTGTTATATCTGTAATCGGTAAGTGGTATTCGTCTTTTGTTGCTTGTTCATCCGTTCCGACATATCTCTGTACCGCTTCGAATGCTTTGACATTTCCTGTAACTGCCGCTTTTACGAGTCCTGCAGCCATAAGGGCGTTAACAGTCAAATCCTCGTCTCCAAGTTCGCTCGCAAAAGCCTTAACCGTCTGCTTGTTCTTCCCTTCGAGAGAAGAATTGAGGATATCTTTCATCAGCTCGGCTGTCTGCTTTTTCTTCCTTCGCGCTTCTCCTGAGGCTATTCCGCCCCTGCGAGCGATTTCCACCTGTTCTTCGCCTGCTCTAAATTGTGTCCTCTTTCCGTTAATTAGATTTTCGGCATTCGGCATTTAATCACACCTTACTGCTTTGGTACTCCGGATGCGCTGTATTTATAACCATATTTATTGGCGTTTTTACGCAACCACCAGTCTGCGCCTTTATCATAACTCATACCGACAGGCCATTTTGCACCTTTAACGGCTTTTTCAAAGCCTTTTGCATCGAAGTTGCTTTTTTTCTCGAAGCGGTATGTTGATTTTGTTTTTGCGTTTGAGCTTGTCGCAATGATTCCTCTCTCTTGTGTTCTTGCCACAGATATTAAATCATTATCAGAAAAGTTTCCGCCGCTTGGATGGTTATGGATGATTGTCATTCCTTTACCACCGCTTATGTTTACGCTCGTTTCGTTGCCTTGCATGTGTCGGTGAACATATCCTTGTTCATCAATGGCGATGCCGTATTCTATTTTTGAATCACTGTATTTTTCATTAAATCGCTTAAGCACGGCATTAACATTATGCTTCTGCTTTGTGTTTATGTTAAGTTCAGCATTCAATAACTGCTTCCCGTTATTTCCTTTTCCGCTTCCCTTTGCGTGATTGAATCCGCCACCCATAGCACCGCTTGTAGCACCTCTGCCACCATCTATAGGATTATAGAAAATTTCTGTGTTTAGAATAATATCTTTAATTTTTGGGTTATCCTCTGCGAGTTCATAAATATTTTTATAATGTTTTTCCTCTTTTGTTTTATGATTGTATAACTCATAATCATTGAAAATAACATCATCGTTTGTAACACCAATTGCGTTATTTGCTTCTAACAGTTTTGCGAACCATTCAAGTGTCATTTCAATTCTCCTTTTGGGCATAAAAATACCGCTGACTGTTGAGTCAACGGTTAACAATAAGTATATTTACAGCGATAGGCGCCCGGATTTCCACCGGGACCTCAACACGATGGAAGGTACTCATTCTTATA